CGGAGGCCAAAAGAACATGGTCTGACAATCTCTCCGACATCACGGAGAGGGCCGACAAGGCAATCACTGATCTGGCTGGCGCAACTGATCTTTCGACGGTTTCTAGTTCCGTTTTAAACAGCCTCGACAAAACGCGCACCCAACTGCGCGGAGAAGCCGATAAAATATATGATGACGTTGAAGCCATTATTCCGCGTGGAACAGTATTCCAGCCCAACAACATCGTCATCGCCTTGAACAAGATCATTGGCGACCTTGGTGGCATTGAAGGCATGACGGATGCCGAGCGCAAGCTGTTCAAGCTGGTCACAAACCCAGATCAGCCGGTCACCTACATGCGGCTGATGCGCGAAAAGGATCAAATCCGCCGGGCAAAGGATGGAGATATTCGGGACAACCCCTATGGCAGCATCGACCAAAGATCGCTTCGGACCATGTATGACGCGCTTGTCGCTGACCAACTGGCCAACGCTGAACGCATTGGTGGTGTCGATCTGAGAAAAAACCTTGAGTTGGCCAATTCTCTTTGGGCGCAGCAAAGCGAACTCGGCGATAAAATTGTTCTTGGCTTTGGCAAGAACATGAATGGCAGCATTTCGCAAAAGCTAAGAAGCGCGATCACAACTGGAAAGAAGGGCGACATTTCTGGCTTGAACAGTATTTTGGAGATCATTCCAAAAGACCTGCGCAAAGAGGCGGTTTTGTCAGCCATCCGTGAGGTTTCCACCAGCACGCAAGGTGGAGAGCGCGGGTTTGGGTTTTCTCAATACACCGACTTCTATTCCAGCATGCGCAGAAATCCTGTCGTTTACAAAGAGATCGTCAAGAACATCGGTCCAGAGGCCGAGGCTGTTCTCCGCGATCTTTATGAGGTTTCGCGCCGCGTGACGGATGCCAGAGCCAATGTCATATCCACTGGCAAGGCAAACCAGCCGCTTTATGGGGCTATGGTAGCCGAGGGCCTCGTCGGCAAGGTGTTCTCTTCAACCGCTGGCCGTCGTGCTGTGCGCGCGGCTGGAAGCGGCGGCGGCGCCCTTGTCGGCGGCATTCCCGGCGCAATGCTTGGCGACGCGATAACGGATGCAATAACATCAGGATCTCCTGATCGCCTCAAAGACGCTGGCAAACTGTTCGCGTCAGATGCGTTCAAGGATCTCGTCGAGAAAGCTGCAACCAACACCGTCACCGAAACTTCAAAGCGCCGCGTTCTGGCCGATCCGGCTTTCAGAAAGTGGGCCAAGGCCGCTGACATCGGCGACCCGCGTATCTGGATCGACGGCGCACTTCTAACGGTGACGGCAGACGAGGGCGAGAAGCCCCAGGCAGCCCCGCAATGACCCTATCCAAACCCCTGCATTTCGTGTTAAAAGTCACGCGAAAGGATGCCAAATGCCGCTGACGCAACTTGCCCCGCCGTATCCGATTTTCACTGATCGAGATGGCAAGCCGCTCGATGCTGGCTATCTGTATTTCGGCACCGCAGGCTTGAACCCTGAAACCAATCCGATCCAAGTCTATTACGACATCAACCTGACGCAGCCTGCGGCGCAGCCCCTGCGCACGTCGAATGGTTACGTCATGCGTAACGGCTCGCCCGCGTTGATCTATGCAAACGCGCAATTCTCTGTGACGGTGCGCGACAAGGCAAGCCAGCTTGTGATCTACAGCCCGGTCGGGTTTGGCGTCATTCCCGCTTCAGCCAGCCCCGGCGGCTCTTCGCTTGGTTATGATGACTTTGTCGGCGATGGTGTAACGACGATTTACACAATCTCTTCGACGGTCCTTTCAAGTTCGGCTGTCGATGTGTTTATTGATGGTGTTTATCAGTCAAAGGACAACTACACCGCATCAGCCACAACTGTCACTTTCAGCACTGCGCCGCCTTTACTATCTGCCATTGAGATCGTCGCATATGGCGTCAACAATGTTGGCAGCATCAACGCGGTCAATACAATTTTTAATGCGGCTATCAGCGGCTCAGTCACCCGCACGGCGCAGGCCAAGATGGCCGAAATCCCATCTGTCAAAGACTTCGGCGCGTTCGGCGATGGCGTGACAAACGATGCCTCAGCATTCACGTCTGCATGGGCGGCCACCGCCCCGCAGGCGGTCTATGTACCGGCTGGATCTTATGCGATCACCGGGACGGTGACGGGTAAATTCTTTTCATTCGGCGTGGTAACAGTGGTCGGCGGAACCGTCACCACAATCACCAACCTCGTGCCATAAGGAGGCGACGATGACCATCAGACAACAAGGCGGCATCTGGCACTGCGGACATTTACTTTTCAGTCACCTATCGTGCGGCATAAAGGAAAAGACAAATGGCACTGACTAAAGCACACAACCGCATGATTGATGGGGCGGCAGTAACGCCAGAGGATTTTGGTGCTGTTGGCAACGGGGTCACGAACGACACTGCCGCACTTCAGGCAGCGTTCAACTACGCCATCGCAAACGACAAAGCTATCGTCACAAACGGCGTCTACAACCATGCTGGCGCTGCGCTTTCCATCACTGGATCACTGAACTGGTCTGGGTATGGGCGGATTGAAATACCTGCTGGTGGCAATAACATTGTCATTGATGGTGACGGTGGTGATGTAAAAATATCTGGCGTCACGATCAAGGGTGCAGGTCAGTCTAGCACTGCGCTGGCTGGTTCTGTAGAGACCTTATATTTCAGCAACGCAAATCTTGTTCGCCTTGAAAACGTAGCGATTACTGACCTGAACTCAGATCGCACAGTGTGGGCAGAGCGTGATGTGCAGCGGTTTGAGATGCTCAATGGCAGCATTGAACGGGTCGGGCCTTCTAACGCAATTCAATCTCGTGCAGTAGATACCCTTGTAGACGGCGTCACGTTTAACAACTTGGTGTCTCACGGTGTTCGTGGTGGCGTCAACTTTACTGACCAGCTTTCAATCACAGCCGTCACCAAAGCAAACCCCGCCGTCGTAACAGCCCCTGGCAATGACTATCAAGAAGGTGACTGGGTTTACATCAACTATTGCTCAGGCATGACGGAACTGAACGCCATAAACTTCTTTAAGGTTGGCACGGTATCCGGTGACACATTCCAACTGGATGGAATTGATAGCACAGGCTTTGGCACTTACACTGGAGATGGCAAGGTTGTTTGGACAACCAGTTCTCTTACCGTTGCAAACTGCTTGGGTATTTTGATCGGCCAAAGCGCAGGCACTTTTGTCTTGGTTGAGGTTGGCTGTCGGAATGTTGTGATCGATGGCAACAATATCCGGCAAGCACGTCAACTGTGTAAGGTCGCTGAAGCCGAAACTATTTCTATTTTTGGCAACAACGCAGACGATCTTGTTGGCGGCCAATCTGCGGCTCAGTGGCTCATCCAAGTTACGGACTCAAACGATACTGGAACCCAAGACCCAGCTCATGTCCGCATCATTGGCAACTATGGCCGAGGAATGCGTAACGGCATCCTTACAAATAGGAAAAGCATCGTTCAAGGAAATCACCTGACAGATGTTGGCCGTGACGCAGCCACCGGCGATGCGTTCTATGGTATTCGCTCCGAGGGTGGTTCTGTGATTTCTGGAAATATCATCGACGGGATTTCCCCTGATGTGGTTTCTGGCTCCGCAACAAGAGCTGCCCTTTTCATTGAAGGCAGTGAGCGGTCGAATATTGCAAACAACATCGTTTACGCGTGGACTGGCAAAGGCGCAGCCTGCGAAGGGATCAGGGCTTCTGGTCCAGTGAGCATGATAACAAACACGTTTGTTGCTGAAATTGCTGCAAACATATTATCAGGTGCTGCTACCTCTTTAATTTTGTATAATGACTTTAGTGGGTCAGCCACTCCTGCCCCCATAGGGGCTGGTGTTGCCGGATCGACCCTTGTCGGAAACTTAACCTAATGCGCTTCGAGCTTAAACAGTCCAGAAAAGGGGGTTGACATGGCAAACCGATTTTGGGTAGGCGGCTCCGGCACATGGGACGCATCCAGCACTGCTAACTGGTCGGCCACATCCGGCGGCGCTTCTGGTGCGTCCGCTCCGAATGCTGCAGACGTTGCTGTCTTTGACGCAAACTCTGGAACCGGAATTGTAACCCTTGGAGAAACAGTCACTCTTCTGCGGTGCCTGTGGACGGGCTACACTGGCTCGTTCCAGCCATCTACATTTCAGATCAACATCGTTGGCGAAGGAGCCAGCCAGCTTTGGACAGGCGGCACGACTGCTATTTTCCTTGCCATCCCGACTGTGAATTTTACTTATTCCGGGGCAAACTCCCGCATAGTTGGAATTGGCTTTACGACAGATTTTGCCCGCAACATCAACGTCAACATCACAGCAGGTTCTGGAACATTTACCCTTGCGGGAAATACTCACATAAACAACCTGAACTGCTCAGGCTTTTCTGGTCAGCTTGCGAACACGCTTGCTTTGCATTTTACTGGCAACGTAACGCTATCCTCAACCATGTCGCTTTCCGCTGGCACCGCCACTATCGATCTCACAGGATCGGCGAGCAGAACGATCACGACAAACGGTGTTGCCATTGATCGTCCAATTCGCCTTCCTGCTCTAGCAACTGGTGGCACCTTCAACTTTGCAGATGCGTTCACGCAAGGCTCAACTCGCGCCTTCACCATAATTGCAGGAACAGTCAGGTTTAAGAACGGCGTCACTAGCACAGTCGGTGCTTTTGCAACAGCTGGCACAGAACAGAAATTCCTGAGTTCAACCGTCGCTGGATCGCAGGCAACCTTGTTGGAAGTAGGTGGCGTTGTGAATGCTTCCTACCTCACCATCCAAGACATCAAGGCGACCGGCGGCGCGACTTGGAACGCCTTTACAAACCGCAGAAACATCGATGATGGGAACAACGACGGCTGGAACTTTCTTTCCATCCCATACCCGGTGTTTCGCAGCGCCTTCAACCTGATCTTCAAGCCGGTCATCCAATAAAGGAGGCAGACATGCCAGCAACGACCAAGACGCTATCTGCTGAAAACACCTTCACGGATGCGGTTCTCATCATCGGAGACTTCAACATCTCCATCGCGGCCAGCACCTCGCCGGCGTTCAGCGGCACCGTGACGGCGCAACGCTCCACCGACGGCACCGTCTGGCGCGACGTTGACACATGGGTAAGCGTATCTGCCGAAGAAGTCGGCTACGATCCGATGAAAAACTTTTACCGCGCAGGGATCAAAACCGGGAACTATTCGGCTGGATCTGTTACGATCACGCTGAACGGTTACGACAACTGGCCGCCGCGTTACTGATATGGCCAAGGGTTTGTACAGCAACATCGCTGCTAAACGCGCGCGCATCAAAGCCGGATCTGGCGAGAAGATGCGCAAGCCTGGCACCAAAGGCGCACCCACGGCGGCGGCTTTCAGAGCCTCTGCCGTGACGGCCAAGCCGAAGAAAAAGGGCAAGTGATGGCCAAGACGCCAGCCTGGACGCGCAAAGAAGGCAAGAACCCCAAGGGCGGCTTGAACGCCAAGGGGCGCGCGTCTGCGAAGGCTGAGGGCATGAACCTCAAAGCCCCAGTGAAGTCCGGCGACAACCCGCGCCGGGCTTCGTTTCTGGCGCGTATGGGCAACATGCCGGGGCCTGAGTATAAGGACGGCGAACCCACGCGCCTGCTGCTGTCTTTGAAGGCATGGGGCGCATCCAGTAAAGCCGACGCCAAGAAAAAGGCCAAGGCGATCTCGGCCCGCAATAAGGGGAAGTGACCATGAACTACATCGAGATGGCCAGGCAGATAGCCATCGAGGAGGGTGTTGACCCCGATCTGTTCTTGCGTCTGATCCAGCAGGAAAGCAGCTTTAACCAAGACGCGGTGTCATCTGCCGGCGCGTTAGGTCTGGCGCAGTTGATGCCAGGCACGGCGGCGGATCTCGGTGTTGATCCTATGGACCCTGAGCAAAACTTGCGCGGCGGTGCGCGGTATCTGAAAATGATGTTTGACGAGTTTGGAGACCCGCGTCTGGCCTTGGCAGGTTACAATGCCGGCCCCGGCAATGTGCGCAAATACGGTGGCGTCCCACCGTTTGAAGAAACGCAGAATTACGTCAGCAAGATCCTCGGCACGGGCGCCGCTGATCGGGCCTTCAATGGTCGGTCGGCCAACCTGCCGCTGGCGATGGGCCAGCCTGCCGGCGAGGATTACGGCATCGCCTCGACGGCCCAGATGCCTATGTTCCGGCTTCCACAACTGCGCAGCACGCAGTCGGATGCACTGGCGGCATACGATCCTTATGCTATCTTGCAGCAGTTCAATTTGAAATAAACGTGCGTGGAGACTGAGATGGAAGTGCTGGAAGCAATCATGCAGTGGGTCGTCGCGCCGGTCGCGGCTTTTGTGTTGTGGATGTACCGCACACAGCAAGACCACGCCACAAAGCTGGCCGTTCTTTCTGCCGTCCACGAAGCGAACAAAGAAGCCCACGACCGGGAGTTCAAAGAACTGCGTGAGAGTTTCAAGCGCGTGTTCGAAAAGCTGGACGGTATTGAAGCCGCTTTGAGAAAGTGAGCGTGCCGTTGATCTGGGTGGCCTACACCCACCTTTGGATCGACGGGCGCATGGCATTTGTCAAGATTTGCAGGTATAGTGCCGACATAGCACTGGCGGTTCATCCGCTCTTCCCGTGTCCGCCGTTCTGGAGCCTGTGATGTTCGACCCCGTTAGCATTGGCATGGCCATCTCCGTCGGCAGCAAGGCTTTCGGCCTGCTGAAGCAGGGCATCGCCGCTGGCCGCGAGATACAGGACATGGCGGCCCAGCTTTCGGAATGGGGCAAGGCTGTCTCTGACATCGCCTATGCAGCAGACAAGGCCAACGAGCCGCCGGGCATATTCAAAACACTGTTCGGCGGCGACACGCAGAAAAGCGCCATCGACATCTTTGCCGCGCAAAAGCAGTGCGAACAGCAACGCAAAGAACTCCGGCAGCTCATCAGCTACAGCTATGGGAACGACGCCTGGCTAGAGTTTCAGGCCATTGAGCGCAGGGTGCGCGAACAGCAGCGTGAGCAGGTTTACCGCCGACGCGAACTTATTGAGGGGCTGATTGAGGCTGCGCTCTGGACGGGTATTATCGCGGTGACAATCGTCCTCGCGGGCGTCGGCCTGTACTTCTGGGGCGTCTATCTGGGGAGGTGGTGATGGTGCTGGAGCATTGGGTGTGGCCTGCCTTTGCAATTGGTATTGCATTGGTATTCTATTTCAGCGGAGATGGGTTCTACCGCTATCCCTGCCAAGATCCTGCAAACTGGTCTGCGATAGAATGCACGCCACCTGTCTGCCTTCGTACCAAAAACTGCGCCACTGATCTGACGGGAGGGGCTGCGCCATGAGTAAGAACGATCCTGATTTTCTGGAAGCCAAGCTGCGATACTTCGTGGGTGTCTCCCTGACCTTAATCCTCGGGGGAAGCATTTTCATCATCCTGTATTCGCTGGTATTCGTGACCCAACCTCTGGGTGAGAGTTCAGAAAACGACCGCGCACTGTTCTCCATCCTCACCCCCATCGCCAGCTTTATTACTGGGGCCTTGGGCGGCGTGATGGCCGCAGGCAACAACCGCAAACGCGACGAACCGCAGGAGCCGCAAGAATGATCGGGAAGATGGTCGGAATGATGATTGGCCGCAAGGCTAAGGAGAAGGCCGTGGATGCGGTGCTGTCGAAGGTGGATCTGCCTGATCCTGTGGAGAACGCCATCAAGGCCGCCGCCACTGGCAACGTGGGCGGCCTTTTGGGCCAAGTTGGAAAGATTAAGAAGGTCTTGAAGAAATGAGCCTGCTGACCGTTGACCAACTGCGTGCCATGATCCCGACCAACAAAGAGGTTGAGGCTTGGTGCGAGGAACTGAACAAGGCGCTGCCTAAGTACGGCATTACGACACCAGAGCGTATTGCTGGATTTACCAGCCAATGCGCCCATGAGAGCCAAGATTTTTGCGCCCTGTCCGAGAACCTGAACTACCGCGAGGAAACGCTGAACAAGGTCTTCCCGCGCTACTTCGGACCCGGCAAACGCAATGCCGCCGAGTATGCCAAGAACCCTGAGAAGATCGCCAACTATGTCTACATGGATGAGTTCCGCACCTCAAAGCTGGGCAACACCCAGCCCGGCGATGGCTGGCGTTTCCGTGGCCGTGGGCTGAAGCAGCTCACCGGGCGGGACAACTACACCCGCTTTGCCAAAGACTACAACATGACGGCTGAAGAAGCCGCCGTGTGGGTGGAGACCAAGGAAGGCGCGCTGGCGTCGGCTCTGTGGTTCTGGAACACCAACAAGCTGAATGCCATCGCGGACACCGGGAACGTGGCTGCGCTGACCAAGAAGATCAATGGCGGCGACATCGGCCTTGCAGACCGTCAGGCGCGCTATGCTAAGGCGATGGCAGCCTTGGGTGGCAAGATCACTGCATCTGCCCCTGCCGCCGCTCCTGCGGCCTCTGGCGGCGTCCTGCGTCGTGGATCTAAGGGTGACGACGTCAAGAAGATGCAGGCCAAGCTGGGTCTGACGGCTGACGGCGATTTCGGCCCTGGCACAGAGGCTGCGCTGAAGAAGTGGCAGGCTGCCAACGGGCTGACGGCTGATGGTGTAGCGGGTCCGAAGACGCTGGCCAAGCTGCTCGGCTGATCGACCCTAAACTGGGAATGCTCGGCCATGCGCTGGGCATTTTCATTTTTGAGATCGCGAGGGGGCGCTATGGGTTAAACCGAGCCGTAGCGCGAACATGGTTATCGACCAACACAAAGCTATGTGCTGCGCCCCCTCGCAATTCAAGTTATCGGGTCAGCCTGCGGCCCGCAACCGCTTTTCGCGCTCGATGTCGTCAAGAGCGCGCTGGATGGCAGACGGGCTGGCCGACAGCTTGATCTTGGGTTTGGTCTCGCCGTCGATCACGTCAACCCACACCTTGCTCTTCGGGCTGACACGTTGCGGCGAGAACTGGTGCATGGGCAGCACGATGCCGAAACGCTCACAGGCCGCGGCAACGCTGGATCGGTGCATTTCTAGGTGAGCAGCCGCAAGGGTCAGATGCCAGCCCTTTTCACGGCAAGCTATGAGCATGTCTTTAGTAATGTGACGACGTGGTGGTGCCATCGTATCGGTCCTTTATTGCGTTTATTTCGTCTAGATTTTGCTGAAGCATATACAGGATCAACTCCAGTTGCTCGGGTTTACACCACATGCCTCCCGGCACGCGCACAAAGCCAGCGGCGCGGATGGCCTGTGCTTGGGGCGATGTGTCGTGCCGGGTGCGGGTCATAGCGAGATGATCTCCCCTATGTAGATCGGCCTCGGCTCTTGCTCCCATGCTTCTATGGCATCGGCCATACCATCGGCACAGACGTAGTGGTCGCAGCAGTGGATGCGGCAGGAGCCAACAAACTCGTAAGCCTCTGGCGCGCGGATGGTCACAGTCGGCTGTTGGCCGCACTTAGGGCAGGGCTTCATCAGTCGCTTTCCGTTGATCTCTTCTAAAGTGGCGCGGGCAATTTCTGCGTTTACGTTTCCTTGAGAAAGACTGATGGGGTCTGCAATCTCTCGCAAAGCCTCCATCGCCTTGTCGAAAAGATCGGCGCGAACATACTCCTCATCGCCTTCTTGCTGCTCGTGGCCCCATGCACCCGTGTCCCACTCAGGGTTACCATCAACATCTTTACAACTATCTACCCAAATACGTTTTGGCGCGTTCATCCTTCCCCCTCCAGTTCAGCCAGCACGGCGCGGATGGCGTGTTTGATGGCCCCGTGTGAAGGCGGATAATCTGCGTCACAGTCAGCTTCAATTTCCCGCAGCGCCTCCACCGCCTTCGCCAGCTTGGCTTCTGCTGCAATCACCCTCTGATGCTTTACCCAGTTGTAATCGACAACCTGCGCCAACCCCTCGCACTGCTCCAGCAGCGCCTCAATGCGGTCGGCCAGATCTCCATACAAGGCACCTGTGGACATGCGTTCATCGCGCTGCGCCAGACGTGCCATTGCGATCAGTTCTTCGTCAGTCATGGCTCTCTCCTTTGATCTCTGCGAGGGTGGCGCGGGCTACATCTCCGTCTCCATACATTGCACACCACTGCAAAGCCTCCACCGCCTTCGCCAGCTTGGCTTCAAGCCACTTAACGCGGTATGATGTCTCAGCCAGCCTGATGTTGTTCGACGCCCCGTCCGCAAATGCAGCCTTGGCAAGGTCATCAGCCTCATCCCGCTCACCATCCAAGACATCAAGGCGACCGGCGGCTTCTAACATCCAGACGGCGGCATCGGTATGAATGATGATCTTTGACCGCAGCCGTGCGATCAGTTCTTCGTCGTCAGTCATCTGCGCCCCCTCTGCCACGCAAGGCGGCTGATCCTGTTTGCCAGATCGTCCAACTCCTCCACCGACACGCGGTTGTCCAGCAGCGCCGTGTAGATCGCGTTGGTCAGTCGCTTGCTGGGCAGGATCGCTGCGCCTTGAATGATCGCCGCCACCGCCTCGGACTGCACGTCCCGCACGGGCATGGTTTCTGGTTTCTTACGGAAAAACATCATGCGTCCTCCTCCGGCAGGTCGTAGCAGGTCAGCCGCACCACGCGGCCATCTGCAACCATCTCGGCCAGCGTGGCTGCCACGACGGCGTCCGACATGTTCATGTCCTCCGCGATCTCCTCGACTGTGGCGCGGCCATCAGCTTGCAGGTTGCCCAAGATGAAGGCGGCCAGCGTATCGTCCCGTGATACAGGCTCGGCTTCCAAGATGCTCACGGCCAGCCAAGGCGTGCGGTCTGGCCGGGTCATGTTCGGCACGACGATGGCCTGCACCTTCTGGCCGACACGCACGCTCTTTTCGAGCATGACCTTCGACGGGATGAACACGTTCTCGTTAGAGCCTTCGGTCAGCGCAAAGGCCGATCCTGTGGCGAGTTGGTTAGTTAGTAGGATTGTTTGCTGCATTGTTCTGTTCCAGTTGCTTGAGTTGGTCTTCGGCGTCACGTTGGTAGTGCATCAAAATACCTATTTCTTCTCCCACCCACGCAGGGCGCACTCCGTCACCCCACTTGTCGATGAGGTGATCGATCTGCCCCTGCTTGTGGGCGATGTAGTCGCGGAGTTTGTCTGCTTCGGTCATCACATGATCCCCAATCTATCCAGTGCGAAGTACGATTGCTTATAGTGCTTTATGAGGCGATCAACGCGCTGGATCTTCTCATCAATCTGCGGGTTCGGCGGCGCTTCATCGAAATCGGTCAGCGTCTCCCGATAATCCCACAGGGCGGTCAGCACGATGTGCGTGTCCATTGCTCCAAGTTTGACGGCCATCAGATCCACCCCATCCCAAGGCCAATCAGCATCAGGCCATAGCCGATGGCGAAGATTGCGATGCAGGCGATCAGGTCGGCGAGGATGTCTCTGATACGCATGTCAAATCTCCTTCAGGGCGTTGGCGATGGCGGTGTTCAGGCGCTGGGCCAACTCGGCGCGGCGCAGGTAAAACGTCAGGGCTTCGATGTCGTCGTAGTCCGGCATCTCGCCGTGCTTGCTGTATTCGATGTCGTTGCAGACGCACTCAAGCGCGGTCGCGGCCTGCTCCAGCGTGAGGGTTACGGTCTTGGTCATGGTGTTCTCCTTAAAACGGCGGCTCTTCGCCTTGGTAAGTTGGTTTCCACTGTGGCGGCGCGTAGGCTGCGGGCTGTGGGGCTGGCTTCGGCGGGGCCTGCCGGGGGATGATCCCCAGCAGGTCGAGGTGGTCGGCGAGGGTCATGCGTTGCGCCAGCCTTCTTTCCAAGCGAAGTAACGCTGCGGCTCTGCGTAAACGTCAAAGGGGTTGTAGTGGCAGGCGATGCCTGATGCGCGGGCCAAGCGGCCAGCGGCGAGGTCTTCTGCTTCAAGCGGGTGGCGGGTCATCTGGGTCATCCTTGTTTGCTAGTTCGTATGACCACCATACAGCCTGCACCACCGCGTGCAAGCGAAAAATCGCCACTTGACTAGAATAATTTTCGCCGTCATATTTATGGGCAGAAAGGAGACCGCAATGAATTTACCAACGCACGCCCTGCTCGCGGCCTGGCTCACAGCCAGAGGCATGAAGGCAGGGGCTTTCGGGGCGCTGATCCCCGTCAGCAAGGACGTTATCAGCAAGATCATCAACGGCAAACGCGCGCCCAAGCCTCACGTCGCAGAACGAATTGAGAGGCTTACAGGCGGCGATATTGCGGCAGATCAGTGGAGCAAGACATGAATAGAAGTCAGATCCTCGACACCGCCAAAGAATACGTCACCAAGGACCGCGCCGACACGCACGGGGACGCCGAAAGCAACTTCGGTCTGATCGCGTGTTACTGGTCTGCGCACCTCGACGCCGGCATCGGTCCAGAAGATGTTGCCATCATGATGACCCTGATGAAGCTGGCACGCGCCAAGGCCAACCCAGGACACGCCGACAATTGGGTGGACGGCTGCGGCTATCTGGCCTGCGGCGGCGAGATCGCGACGGGTGAGGGTTGAACGATCAAAAGCCGAATGGGAATGCCTGCGCGCTTCGGCGGGCGGGCAGGAACCTTCGCACGCGCAGAAGGTCGCCACGATCATCAGCGTAATAGAGCTTAAAGGCTATATGCTGCAACTGCACAAAGAAGGGCGGCTTGATGAGGCCGCCCGCTCTGACATTCAAAAGCGCCTTTCCGAATTGGAAGTCTTTTACGGGCGCAAGCTGGCCTAGTCGCTGGCCGCGACCCAAGCGTGCAGCGCCTGCCACGCGGCGTCACAGCCTAACGCCACGCAGGAAAACGCCCCAGCTTTCGCAGCCGCCTCAAGATACTCGCGCTGCCCGTCCTGCCAGCGCCCTTGCGTCGGATCGCGGCGCTTCAATTCGCAGACAAACGTCACCCGCCCAGGAATGATGATGTCGGCAGCCCCTGACACCATGCCCTCGGCCTTGTGCCTTGCAATCGCGCCAAGCTGCCCGCCAGCGCGCAAGCCTTCGTTTCGTGGGTGGATGGCCAGCGCGCCCCAGGTCGCCCCATACTCGCGCCGCAATCGCGCGAAAAACGTGATCTGCTCTTGCGCCTCTGTCGCGCACTTGCCGCGATACTCCAGATCGCCAAACGTCACCACGCCACGCTGGGCGATGTCTTGGAAGTCACTCAGCCGCATGTTGATCTACCTCATCAAAAGGGTCCCATTCGGGTTCCGGTTCGGGCTTGGCGTTCGGCGCCTCATCGGCTGGCCGATTATATGCCTTGATGTCAAAAAAGCCCGTCTCTGCGTTCTTCGCATAAGTCACGGTTGACGGCGCAACCTTTCCGCCGTCCGTAACTCGGTCAAATGAACTCCACGCCACCTGCCCGCGAACATGCGGCGCGTCTGGCAAGAACCAGGTGGCAAATTGCCGATATGGCGTGACCCATTCCACGCGCATCGTGCGGTTTCCTGATCGGCTGATGCCTGGCGCGCAGGACATGCTCACAACCTTGTCCGTCTGCGTGCGCGTTGGGTCTTTCTTCAGCGCCTTGAAATCGGCCACCAGCTTTTCGTTGGGGTCAACAATCTCGCCCTTGCATGTCACGCAATACCGGGCCGCGATGTCGTTGTCTGCCGCACAATGCGGGCATTCCTTGTAGGTCCAGCGATAACCGCAACGCTCGTATTCTCCGCGCTTGCCAGCCTGCACAAGCCCCATGCAGCGCCGCCCGTGGTGGCCTGAGATCGGGCCGAAGTCGGACATGATCTGTCGCCCGTCCAGATCCAGAACATAGCCCGCCTCGTCTTTCTGGTATCCCAGATATTGCACGTTGGCGCTGAAGCTGTTTTCGTATTGGCACGATGGGCAGACGCAGGTCAGCCCGCCACCGCCGGCAGCAGCTTTCCCAGCCTTCACCACCGGCGCGAACAGATCGCCGTCAGGACAATGGTCGTCAAGGTTCGTGGTGTAGTCCAGCACCAAGCAGTCGGTCTTGCCTTGATGCAAGCGAAGCCCGCGCCCAATGATCTGTTGCAGCAGGCCAACGCTTTCGGTCTTGCGAAGGATGGCGATCAGATCGACGTGGCTGGCATCGAACCCGGTCGTCAGCACCGACACATTGACCAGATATTTGATCTGCTGCGCCTTGAACCGCCGCAGGATGTCGTCGCGCTTGCCCTTCGGCGTTTCGCCCGTAACGATCTCGGACATTTCCGGCGGAAGGCTGGCCATGATTTCATGCGCGTGCTTCACTGTGGCCGCGAAGAACATCACGCCCCGGCGATCCTGCGCCTGCGCCACGACATCGCCCACGATGGCCGCCGTCTTGCGCCCGTGGCCGTGATAGGCGCGATCCACCGCGTCGGCATCAAACTGGCCCCGGCTGTTCAGCGCCAGCCCGCTGGTGTCGTATCCGCTGGCATTGATCTGGCCGATCACCGGCGGCGTCAGGAACCCCATCTCAATCAGAGACCGCGCGTCTATTTTGTAGACGCACTTGGCAAAGTATGGATCGCGCGCGTTATCTTCTCCGTTAATTCTGCCGCTTTCATGCTCTCGGAAGATCCATCCTGACCCTAAACGGTAAGGCGTGGCCGTCAGCCCGCAGACGCGCAGGTTCGGGTTGCCATCCCGCATCGCTTCGATGATCTCGCGCACCGTTGGCGTGATGCCGTGCGCCTCGTCCAGGATCACCAGCGCATAGTGATCCTTGAACCGGCTAACGCGGTTTTTCACGGTCAGCGGTGATCCAAACACCACCGGGTGCCGTAGTTCCTTTGCGCCCGCCGATGCTGAGAACATGCTGGCGCGGTTTCCCGTCGCCAGAAACTTGTCGCGGTTCTGCGTGACCAACTCGGCGCTCGGCGCAAGGCACAGCACGCGCTTGCCCGTCATGCGGTGAATGACCGCCGCAATCTCCGCAATGATGTGCGACTTGCCCGCGCCCGTGGCGGCATCGATGATGAACGGCGCTGTGCTGCGCTTCATCCAATCCAGTGCAGCCTGGGCCGCGTCAGCCTGATATGGGCGGAGGGTCATCTGACCCCCCAATAGCTTGACGGCTTGCCGCGATACGGTTCGAGATCGGCATCGGGCAGAAGCGCCTTGACCGCTTTGGCATAGGCAATCGCGCCCGCCTTTTCAGTTTTGGTCAGCTTGCGCCCGGCGAAAACCACGTTCTTCTCGCCTGCGATCTTCACCATGTCGGCAATCAATTCCTTCTTGCGCTCCTCGGCTCGATCCAGCGCCTCGCAGATCTGGTCATATTCGGCCATGATGCGGTGCGCCTCTGGCGTGTCGATGATCGGGCGCTTTGGCTCAAGGTGAACGTCTGGCGTCTTGCGCTCGTCAACGTACTCGGCATGAAACTGGCGCAGGTTTGGCAGCGAAAACGCCTGCCACATCTCATCAACCTCGACACGTTCCAGCATCGTGCCGTTGGGGGACCATTGATAGAAATCCCACCACTTGCGCCCCGTGACCCAGAGCGAAAACTGGATCTGGTCGTAATAGTGCCGCTGTTCCTTCAGCGGCTTGAACACTGGCTCCTCGTCTTTACGAAGGCCAAACGGGCATTTGATCTCAAGCCCGCCATCTTCGCCGATCAGCCCGTCCGGGCTGCACCCGGCCCAATGCTCGTAATTCACAAAGCCGATCTGTTCGACCTCGTTGCCCGTTTCCATGATGTATTCGGTCAGAGCGCCTGCCTCGTTGCGCGTTCCGTATTCGGTGGCGATGTTGCCCTCAAATTCTTCGGGCGCCCCGTGATACGCGCGCACCAAGCGGCGCATGATGTCATCGCGTGTGGCATAGGGCGCATTGCCCAAGATCGCGCCAACGATTGATGCTGTGATCCGCCCTGCCCGTGCCTCAAACCATGCTAGACTGCGTTGTTCCATTTCCGGCTCCAATCGGTTAAAGTTTGTTTGCCCAGCGCCGCGCCTCTGAATGCTCAGGGTAATCGGCTCCAACCTTCACGGCGCTGGGCGATCCGTTCACATCACAGGAACTGCGGAGCGAACGGGATTTCGTCATCCATCACCGGCGCGCGATAGCTGCCACCGGCAGCGCCTGCGCCGAAGTCATCACGCGATCCTGACGCCATGCCAGACCCGCCTGCCGGCAGAGGCTTGGCTTCCGCAATGTGGATGTCCTTTGATGCCTTGGAAGCCACCGCAGAAACCCAATTGCCGTGCATCATGCCGCCGTTGCGCGTGTCAGGCATCGACCACGTCATGATCGTGCAGACCATCGGCTTGTTGGTCAGCGCCATCACCAGATCATCGGTCGTCGGAATGCCCGGCTTTGCGGTCAGCTTGCCGCCCGCGTTGGCATCAATGGCCGCCAGCATCTTGCGTGCCTTGTCGCGCTTGTTCTTGGCAGCCGCCTCGTCCTTCGCGCCAGGGTCTGCGTCAGTGACCCACAGCTTGTGAAACACCTTGCGGTTCTTGTATTCCTCGGGTGCAAGCACCGTCCAGCGCGCCGAGATAAACTCCTCGCCCGACAGTTTGCGGTCCCATTTGATCTCATCGATCATGGCCAGCACCGACGACCCCGCCGGGATCGGTTCGATGTTGCCCGAAGGCACCTCATATTCAGTGCCAGTGTTTGCGGCGGTGTCGCCGGTTGAGAGATCCCAGAAAGACATCATGCTTCCCCTTCGTTGATGGTTTTGGTTTGTGCAGGTGCAGCGCCGCCCAAAGACGGGATGACGCGGGCCAGCGGGTTTTGGCCGAGGTGGTATTCCAGCGGATCGGTGATGCCGTAGCGGTTCTTGGACACGTTGGCCGCCGTGGCGTGGACAACCATTTCCAGATCGCCCGTGCTGATCGCCTTCTTGCGGTCGCCCTCGTCGCCCTTGGTGTATGTGACCAAACGCAGGAAACCCACGACATCAACGTCGTCCGTGTAAGGCGGCTGCGACTTCGGTGGCAGGCGCAGCGTCCAGCGCATGTAATCGTCAACGTCTGGCAGCTTCAGCGTTTCGACATCGGCGTGCGCGACAAACACAACGTGCATCCCGCGCTTTTCATTCGCCAGCCCAGCGCCCTTGCGAACCCGCTGGTGCATAGCCGAAACCGCAGCCGTGCCTGCGCCGTATCCACCAAGGGCTTGGTTGATGCTCTTGGCCTTCGGATCTTGCGCCAGAACATCCGCCACGAACAGCCGCTCAAGGGCGGTCACGCTGTCGATCACCAGCGTCTGGTATTCGTGCGGTTCGTGGATGATGGCCGTGATCTGTTCCCAAAGGTCAGCAGCCTTTTGCAGCAGCGGGAAAGCGTCCGGGCGATTGCCTGCCGGGATCGCCTGCATCCCATCCTCGGCGCGGATGAAGATCGGCTTCGGGAATGCCGCCGCAAGGCTCGTCTTGCCTCGCCCAGCATCGCCGCAAATAGTTACAATAACAGGCCGATCAACCGGCTTGCGCGCTAACTCCATGATTGACATGGATCGTTCCTTTCTTGTTTGGCACCTTGTGCCTTGCGTGGCGGGTCACGCTCCAAATCCCGCCTGTTGACATTGCATATTGCGCCGTGGCATGTCAATAGGGCATGATGCACAAAAAAGGAGAGCATGACGTGCTGACACTTAACGAGATCAAGCGCCTGCTGGCGGACCGCCGACTAGATATTGTGTCGAGCGCCACCGGCGTTCACCGCAACACCCTGGCCGCTATTCGAGATGGCAAGAATGACAACCCGACGCATCGGACGCTGCAAAGCCTGTCGGATTACTTCACCGCAATGGACTGCTGACATGGACTGGGATTTCCCGGCACCAACGCGAGATGCACCCGTCGCTGAAAAGCCAAAGCCAGCGCCTGCCCGCCCGGCGCAGGTCGATCTGCCGCGCGTGCCTGATTACATCGTGGAGCAATGCCTGACCCACCTCGGCGCTTTCGCAAAGCAAGACCACGAAGCCGTGGCCTGGGCCTGCTATGACTGGCTGCAAATCAATCAGGCCGGCCTGCCCGTCCTGCCGCTCATTGATGGTGCCGCCCGCGAAGACGCACGCTTCTGGGCTGAGACGGCGCACCCGGCTGAGTTGGAATGTTACGCCTTGGCCGCCATCGACCGGCTGGGTGGCATCAGCAGCGGTCATGCCATGTTCGCCTCTCGGCAAATCAAGCGCTTGGCTGGCGCGTTGTTTAAGCGCATGTCGCCCGGCGAACAGGCGGCGTTTGCAAAGTGGATAAAGGAACAAACAGATGAGCGCGGATGATTTCGCAGACTTTGAAGCAGGCTATAACGGCGCGAAGTTTGGCGCCCAGCCCGCGCAGACCTATTCCGACGACTTCAGCGCCGAGGACTTCGCACCGCCAGCGCCAGAAGCCCCGGAGCGCAATGACCGTTTCCCACCGCCATTCCAGCTCGACGGCGTAGATCTGCTGACCCCGCCAGGCTTCGTCGGTGACGTGGCCGCATGGATCGACAGCCAGTGTCGCTTCCCGCGCCGGCGCTTGGCCGTGGCATCCGCCATCACCGCCATTGGCAACATCGGCGGCCTGCGCCATGAGGACGCTCGAGACGGCGTGACAGCCAACCTCCTGGCCTTTTGCGTGGCAGCATCCGCCACCGGCAAGGAAGCCGTTATGCAGGCCACCACAGATCTGCACATTGCGGCGGGCGTGCATTACGCGCTGCAAGGCGGCATCAAGTCCGAGCAGGAAATCATGCGGAACCTGATCGAGCATCAGGCAGCCTATTACATCATTGACGAGATCGGGATCTTTCTCATCAAGGTCCGCAACGCCCAGCGCCGTGGTGGCGCGGCTTACCTTGAAAGCGTGTTCGGCGCGATCATGTCGGGCTATTCCAAGGCCAACAGCCGGATGCTTCTGCAAGGCGACACCAAGCGCGAACTCCGCAAGCTATACGGCGCAATTGCCGCCAAGGCCGAGGACGATGGCCGCGAGGATCAGGCCGCACGCGCCCAGCGGATGCTGCGAATGATTGACGAGGGCCTGGACCGCCCGTTCCTATCGGTGGTCGGCTTTACCACGCCCGGCACCTTTGACCAGATCATGGACGGCGAAACAGCCACGCAGGGCTTCGTTGGCCGCGCCATCATCGTATCCGAGACAGACAACAACCCAGAAGAACGTGACGCCTTCCGAAAGCGCCCGATGCCAGAAGGTCTGGCCATGAAGCTGGCGCAGATTTTCCACGGCGGCAATTTCGACGTGATGAACAGCGGTGGCCGCATCGAATACTCCGGCGACCGCGAACTGGTCCGCACCGACGACGACGCCAGCGAGATGCTCCGCAAGGTCAGCAAGTGGCTGCATTCCTACGCCGAGGAAATGGGCGAGAACACCGGCGAAGCATCCGTTGCCATGATCCGCCGCGCCTATGAGTTGGTCGCAAAGATTAGCTTCATATTGGCCATCCCAACAGCTCAAAGAACCGCCGAGCATGTGCGCTGGGCCTTCGCCTATGTCCGCGCTGAACTGGACGCCAAGATCAAGCTTGTCTTTGCCAACGACAACTCCAAGGACCGCCCAGAGGAAGCAATCGCCGCGCGGGTCATCAATTACATCGACCCGGACAAGGGCGCATCGACCAAGGTTCTGGCAAACCGCATGAGGATGAAGCCCGAGGCGCTTGAGCCGATCCTTAACAAAATGGTGAGCGCAGGCATGATCCGCCGCGAAGCTGGCAAGAAGGCTTGGAAGGGGAAAATACCAGATGTTTGGGTGGTGGCGTGATGTTACACACGATTTTACACATGCCTGATAACTTGCAAGCCATTGATAAGGCTGTCAAAAACGGCAAGTTTAAACTTTGCGATGTTTACACCTATATCAGTCATAATATCTCAGCCAGAGAGACCACCTATAGCCCCTATGGGAGAGAAATAAGTAAGTATATATATATGTGTAAACATATAATATCTATAGAAAAGCCTTACAGGCCAATGGGTTACAAGTTATCGCGTCTGTGTATCTTGGTGCGTAATGTGCAAACATCATGGAGGGGCAAATGACCACCATCTACATCACGGGAGACACCAAGCCGGATGCCCTGTACACCGCGCTGGCCGAGGCACAGAAGGGCGACCGCATCGTCTACCATGTCGGCCAGACTTGCGGCGGCATCCATCGCCACGCGGCTGCCAGAGCCGAGACCGACAAGCTGGTCTTCCTGTTCTGCAAGCGCGAGGGCGTAGGACAGTTTGCATATTTGGCGGTGAAGCGCTAAACTGCGCCCAGCGACCGGGCCGCTCTGTCCGAGATGAGGTGGAAAACATGACGGCGAACAAAGAATTTCCGAACTATAAAACCGCCTCAGTGGCAGACCTGATCCCCTACGCCCGAAACAGCCGCACGCATTCGCCGCAGCAGGTTGACAAGATCGCCGCCAGCATCCGCGAGTTTGGCTTCCTAAACCCCATCATCGTGGACGGCCAGAACGGCATCGTCGCAGGCCACGGGCGCGTCATGGCAGCCCAGAAGCTGGGCCTTGCCTCGCTGCCCGTCATTGAGGCCGCGCACCTAACCGAAGCGCAAAAGCGCGCCTATGTCATCGCAGACAACCGCCTTGCGCTGGATGCCGGCTGGGACAACGACATGCTGAAGATCGAATTGCAGGACTTGGATGCACAGGGGTTTGACCTGAGCTTGACCGGCTTCAACCCCGACGAGATCGGCAACTTCCTGGCTGAGGAGACCGAGGGCCTGACCGACGAGGACGCGGTGCCGGAAGTGCCTGCGGTTCCCGTGACCGTTGAGGGCGATGTGTGGGTGCTGGGGCGGCATCGGCTGATGTGCGGGGATAGCACCAGCATTGATCATCTTCAGCGCCTTTGCGACGGCCAGCTTGTGGACATGTGGCTGACCGATCCGCCGTATAACGTGGCGTATGAAGGCAAAACAAAAGACGCGCTGACCATCAAGAACGACAAGATGGGCGACGACAGTTTCAGGCAATTCTTGCGCGATGCTTATGTTGCGGCCGATGCCGTGATGAAGGCTGGCGCTGTGTTTTACATTTGGCACGCAGACTCGGAGGGATACAATTTCCGAGGTGCTGCTAAGGACGCAGGATGGACCGTTCGGCAGTGTTTGATTTGGAAAAAGCAGACGATGGTTATGGGGCGTCAGGACTATCACTGGAAACATGAACCTTGCCTCTACGGCTGGAAGGATGGCGCTGCACACCTTTGGGCCACTGATCGGAAGCAAACCACGATCTTGGAGTTTGATCGTCCGTCCCGCAACGGTGAACATCCGACCATGAAGCCTGTTGAGTTGTTTGAATATCAGATGCTGAACAACACCAAGGGCAGCGACCTTGTCCTCGACAGCTTCGCCGGATCTGGAACCACAGCCATTGCTTGCGAAAAGCATGGCCGCAACGCCCGCCTCATGGAACTCGACCCGAAATACTGCGACGTGATCGTCAAGCGCTGGCAGGAGTTCACGGGCCAGCAGGCAACGCTGGAAGCCACGGGAGAAACATTTGAAACCGTCTCAGGTGGCCGCGCATGAGAACGATCACACTGCAAGACGAGGAGGCCGACGAACTGGAGCGCATCCTTGACGCAATCCTGATCTCAGGCGCTTTGAGCGAAGGCGCAGTCCGGCGCACGATCAAGCGAGTCTCAATGAAGCTGCATTGGGCGAAGAATAAAAAGGAAGCAGCATGAGCCGCAACCCGCACGAACCGTCAAAGGAAAGCCGCCAGCTTGTGCAGCTTCATGCGACCATCGGCACGCCTCAAGCCGTCATTGCCGACATCCTCGGCATAGACGGCAAGACGCTGACAAAATACTACCGCGAGGAACTGGACCAAGCCCTAGCCCGCGCCAACGCATCGGTCGGCGGTGCGCTGTTCAACAAGGCCACCAAGGGCGACACCGCCGCCATGATCTTCTGGATGAAGACGCGGGCAGGCTGGCGTGAGAAGCTGGAAGTTGAGCAGACCAATTTCAACGTCAACATCAAAGACGATGACGCCAACCTTTGACCTGACCGACAAGCAGAAAGAGGTCCGGGCGATTTTCGCCACGGGCGCGCGTTACATGCTGGTCTACGGCGGTTCGCGTTCTGGCAAGACGTTTGTCATCATCTACTCCATCATCATTCGCGCCCTCAAAGCGCCAGGATCGCGGCACGCCATCTTCCGCAACGACGGCGTGGACGCGAAGCAATCTATCGGCAATGAAACCATCCCCAAGGTGGTGGAGCTGGCCTTCCCCGGCCTGACCATGAAGTGGCGCGACAAGGACGGCTACTTTGAATTGCCCAACGGTTCGCAAATCTGGCTGGCTGGTCTCAAAGACCGTGACCGCCTCGACAAGGTGCTGGGCAAGGAATACGCGACCATCTACCTGAACGAAGCCAGCCAAATCGCGCTTGATGCCTTCGAACTGGTCAAGTCGCGCTTGGCTCAGGTCGCCGTGCAGGTGAACGGCAAGCCACTGCGCCAGGTCATGTATGTTGACCTTAACCCCACCACGGCGGCGCATTGGACTTACCAAATCTTTGTGCAGGGCATTCACCCGTCGGACAGCAAGCCGATCCCGGACCATGCGGAGGACTTCCGCCACACGACCATCAACCCAGCCGACAACGTGGCAAACCTCGCGCCGGAATACCTGCGCAGCCTTGCCAACATGCCAGAGCGCCAGCGCCGGCGTTTCTATGATGGCACATTCTCCGCCGACGATGACAACGCGCTATGGCGGCGCAGCTACATCACGCACGAAGATCCGCCCGAGTTGGAGCGCATCATCGTGGCGCTTGACCCAGCAGTAACCAACGAAGCCGGGTCGGACGAGACTGGCATCATCGTTGTTGGACGTGACGCAGCCGGGCGCGGCTATGTGCTGGAAGATGACAGCGGACGCTATCGGCCAGAGGACTGGGCGCGGCGCGCGGTTTCGCTGTTCGACCAGTTTGAGGCCGATTGCATCGTGGCCGAAGTCAACCAAGGCGGCGATCTGGTGGAGACCATCATCAGGGCCGCCGCACGAGGGCGCACTATTCCGGTGCGAAAGGTTCACGCATCGCGCGGCAAGCATATCCGGGCCGAGCCTATCGCGGCCCTATATGAGCAGAACAAGATCCGGCACGCAAAATCCTTCCCGGCTCTAGAGGATCAGATGTGCAGTTTCACCACAGACTTCGACCGCAAAGGCCAAGGCTACTCGCCTGACCGCGTTGACGCTTTGGTCTGGGGCATGACCGATCTGTTCCCGGCAATGGTCGCAAAGCCAAAGCCCAAATCAGTCCGCACGATCCCCGTCAGCATGCCGATGGCACGGTGATTGATATTATGATCGACCTGCCGTATACTTCGGCCCAAATATCCAGCGAAAGGCGCGCAACTTGGCCCGCATGACCAGAGAACAGCGGCTTGCAAATGTTCATGCCGAAGCGATGTCAGAGTTTGACACCATCCAGGCCACCATGCGCGATGAGCGTTTGCAGTGCCTGGAGGATCGCCGCTTTTACTCCATCTCGGGCGCGCAGTGGGAGGGCAACCTCTATGAGCAATATCTGAACAAGCCAAAGTTTGAGGTGAACAAGGTTCACCTGTCCGTCATGCGGATCATCAACGAATACCGCAACAACCGCATCACCGTTGATTTTGTGAGCAAGGACGGCACCGACGACGACAAGATGGCCGACGTGTGCGACGGCCTGTTCCGTTCTGACGAGCAGGACAGCGGCGCCAATGAGGCCTACGACAACGCCTTCGAAGAGGCTGTCGGCGGTGGCTTCGGTGCGTTCCGCCTGCGTGCTGTCTACGAAGACGAGTACGACGAAGAGAACGAAAAGCAGCGCATCCGCATTGAGCCGATCTACGACGCGGATACGACCGTGTTCTTCGATCTGGACGCCAAGCGCCAAGACAAGTCTGACGCGCGCATGTGCTATGTGCTGACGGCGATGACGCCAGATGCTTACCGCGAAGTCTGGGAAGATGACCCGACCACTTGGCCGAAGGGCATTGAACAGGTGGCGTTTGACTGGGCGACACCCGATGTCGTCTATGTGGCCGAGGTCTACCGCGTCGAAGAGGCGTCGGAACTGATCCGCATTTTCCAGACCCTCGACGGGCAGGAAGAAAAGTATTCAGAGCGCGATTTCGAACAGGATCCTGAACTGGAAACGATGCTTGAGGCTGTCGGCACCAAAGAGGTCCGCCAGCGCCGTGTGAAGCGCCGCAAGGTGCGCAAGTACATCATGAGCGGCAGCAAGGTGCTGGAAGACAGCGGCTACATTGCCGGCGACCAGATCCCGATCATCCCGGTCTACGGCAAGCGTTGGTTCGTGGACAACGTCGAGCGGTGCATGGGCCACGTGCGCTTGGCCAAGGACGCCCAGCGGCTGAAGAACATGCAGCTTTCCAAGCTGGGCGAGATCAGCGCGCTTTCGACCGTTGAGAAGCCGATCTTTACGCCCGAGCAGGTGGCCGGCCACGAAATGATGTGGTCCGAAGACAACCTTAAAAACTATCCCTACCTGCTTCTGAACACCGTGACCGACGCCAACGGCGGTGAGACGCTTGCCGGCCCGGTCGGCTACACCAAGCCGCCGCAGATCCCTCCTGCGCTGGCTGGCCTGTTGCAGATCACTGAGCAGGACATGAACGATCTGCTTGGCAAGCCCGATGCTGCCGAGGAGGTCGTCTCCAACATCAGCGGCAAGGCCGTGGAACTGATCCAGCAGCGTCTGGACATGCAGACCTTTATCTACATGTCGAACATGTCCAAGGCCGTGAAGCGTTGCGGTGAGGTCTGGCTGTCGATGGCGCGTGACATCGTGGTCGAGCCTGGCCGCAAGATGAAGTCGGTCGGCCTCGGCGGTGAGTTGTCCAGCATTGAGATCGGCAAGCCGATGCTCAACCCCAAGACAGGCGAAGTCGAATACGAAAACGACCTGTCCAATGCCAAGTTTGACGTGGCTGTCGATGTCGGACCGGCCTCGGCCACCAAGCGCAGCGCCACGGTTCGCGCGCTGTTGGGCATGATCCAGATCGCGCCAGATCCTGAGACGCAGCAGGTGCTGACCTCGATGGCCATGATGAACATGGACGGCGAGGGCATCGGCGAGGTGCGCGCGTACTTCCGCGACAAGCTGATCAAGATGGGCGTCATCCAGCCGACCGAGCAGGAAGGCGAGAAGCTGTTGGCCGAAATGCAGGCCGCGGCGCAACCCGATCCGCAGGCGCTCTACCTTGAGGCCGCCGCGATGGAAGCGCAGGCCAAAGCGGGCCAGGCTCAGGCCAATACAGAATACACCTTGGCGCGTGCGGAAGAGACCCGCGCCAAGACCGTTGAGGTGCTTGCTGGCATTCAGCAAAAAGAGCGCACCAACGTCGTGGAAACGGCGAAGGCTCTGCAAGAGACCGTCGCCACCGGAATGCGGCAACCGCCCAGCCGCACAATGTAATGGGTGAGAAAATCGCGAGGATCGCATGACTGAATTGGCAGAACAGATCGAAGAGGACTTTGAAGTCGAAACTGAAGAAACCGAAGTTGACGAGGCCGAGATGGCCGAAGGCGATGAGGCAGAAGCAGAAGACGAAGAGGTTGTGATTTCGATTGACGGGGAAGCGCCAGCCCCGGAGGAAGATGAGGAAGCCCGCGCCCCTGATTGGGTCCGGGATCTTCGCAAGCAGTATCGTGAGGAAAAACGTCGCGCAAAGGAACTCGAACAGCGTCTAGCGCAGGTCGAACAGCGGAACACACAGGCGGTCGCGCCCCTTGGACCAAAGCCAACGCTTGAGAAATCCGATTACGACACTGACCGATATGAGAAGGATCTTACTGCGTGGTATGAGAAGAAGCGCCAGCATGACGAGCGCGAGGCTGCCGTAAAGTCTGAGCACCAAGCTGTTCAGAAAGAATGGGAGCGCAAGCTGGAAAGCTATCAGGGGGCGAAGGCCGGCCTGAAGGTGCGTGACTTCGAGTTTGCCGAGGATGTCGTCCAAGACAATCTCAGCGTCATGCAGCAGGGCATGATCGTGCAAGGCGCCGACAACCCGGCCCTGGTCGTTTATGCTCTGGGCAAGAACCCGAAAAAGGCGAAGGAAATCGCTTCCATCACAGATCCCGTGAAGTTCGCCTTCGCGGTTGCGAAATTGGAGACGCAGTTGAAAATCTCGAACCGTAAGGCTCAATCGTCACCCGAGCGCAAGATCAGCGGCACCGCCCGCCCGTCTGGCGCGGTTGACAGCACCCTAGACCGCCTGCGGTCTGAAGCAGAAAAGACTGGCGACTATTCCAAGGTTTTCCAGTATAAGAAGCAGAAGGCCAAGGGCTAACCCCCACACATGAAGGACCGCTAAAATGGCGAACTCGTTTAGTAAAGAAGAGCGCGTAGCGTTCGAGAACATCCTCGAGGGCTTCAACGACGCTTTGGTAATGTCGCGCAACGTGTCGGTTTACAACACCGACGGCTCGATGATGGAACGCACCAACGACGTGATCTGGCGTCCGCAGCCCTACATTGCGACCTCGATCAACGGCGCCCCGCGCACCGACATCTCGGCTCAGTTTGTTGACTTCACCCAGCTTGCCGTCCCGGCAACGCTCGGCTTCAACAAGACCGTGCCGTTTGCTCTGGACGCTCTGGAACTGCGCGACCAGCTTCAGGAAGGCCGCCTTGGTGACTCCGCAAAGCAGAAACTTGCTTCGGACATCAACGTCGCCATCATGAACGTGGCTGCTGCTCAGTCCACCCTCGTCGTGACCCGTTCCGGCTCTGCCGGCGGTTACTCGGACGTGGCCGAATGCGATGCCGTGTTCAACGAGCAGGGCGTGCAGATGTTCGACCGTTATCTGGCGCTGTCTTCGCGCTCGTATAACGGCATGGCGTCGGATCTCGCTGGCCGTCAGACCATGACGGGCAAGCCGACCACCGCCTATGAGCGTTCGTTCGTCGGTGAAGTCGCTGGCTTCCAAACCTACAAGATGGACTATGCCAACCGCATCCTGGGGAACACCACCCCGGTCGGTGACATCACCATCAACGGTGCGAACCAGTACTACACCCCGCGTGCAACCTCGACCGCAGGCACGGGTGAAACCGCAAACGTGGACAACCGCTACCAGTCGCTCAACATCACGTTGGCTGCTGGCGCTGTTGTGCGTGTTGGTGACTGCTTCAAGTTGGCAAGCGTCAACGCGTTGCACCACATCACCAAGGGCGACACTGGCCAGGCCAAGACGTTCCGCATCATCTCGATCACCTCGGGTGGCGGCACTGCAGGCAACAACACCGTTGTCATCTCCCCGCCGATCATCTCGGCTCAGGGCGGCACCGATGCTGAACTGCAGTACAAGAACGTCTCGGCCACCCCGGCCAACGGTTCGACCGTCACCATCCTGAACGTGGACGCTGCCGACATCAACGTGTTCTGGCAGAAAGACGCTCTGGAAATCCTGCCGGGCCGTTACGCAATCCCGACCAACGCTGGCGTTGACGTGATGCGTGGCACCACCGATCAGGGCATCGAACTGGTGATGCAGAAGTTCTACGACATCAACACCGCCATCACGAAGTATCGTATGGATACCTTCTTCGGTGTTGTGAACAAGCAGCCTGAAATGTCGGGCATCATGCTGTTTAATCAGGTTCCCTGATCTGATAGCATCGGGGGCGGGGAAACTCGCCCCCCTTCACCTTTGACAATGGGATAGCACCATGCCTCTGACAAAAGGTTACAGCCGCAAATCCATCGGCAAGAACATCGCGATGGAAGAGAAATCGGGCAAGCCGCGCAAGCAGGCCATCGCCATTGCGCTGAACACGGCGCGCATCGCCGCCATGAAGGCAGGCAAGCCGTCCAAGGCACCGAAAGGCAAGAGCAAATGACCACCATGCTCTACAAGTCGCCCGGCCAGTTCAAGCGCAGCGCAAGCGAGACGTTTGATCTGTGCATCGTGGATGACGACGAGATTGAAGCCACCATCAATGCTGGCTGGCATTACACCGTGCGCGAGGCTATCGCAGCCGCCAGCGGTGCTTCGCAAGATCCTGAACCCGAGGCCGAGGCCAAGCCGAAGCGTGGCCGCACGCGCAAATCTGAGGCTGAGTGATGGCATACACCAAGCGCGACATCGTGAACCGGGCATTCGAGGAGATCGGCCTTGCGGCCTATGTCTACGATCTGGCCCCGCAGCAGCTTGAGGGCGCGTTGCAGCGCCTTGATGCGATGATGGCAACGTGGAACGGCAAGGGCATCCGCCTGCGCTATCCTCTGCCATCCTCGACGGCGGCCAGCGATCTGGATCAAGACATCGGCGTTCCTGATGACGCGCTTGAAGCCATGCACCTCAATCTGGCGGTTCGCATCGCGCCGGGCTATGGTAAGACCGTATCGCCCGACACGAAGGCCAACGCGCAGCTTGCTTATAAGGCACTGCTGTCTCGCTCAACCTTCCCAACCGAAATGCAGCTTGGCAATATGACGATCCCGAGCGGCCAGGGCAACAAGGGCTGGCGCTACTACAACGACGCGTTCCTGCGTCAACCGATTGACCCGCTGACGGTTGGCCCGGACAGCGCATTGACATGGGAATGACGCGATGACCAACATCAATCAGCTTTCTTCGCTCGACACGATCCAGCTTGGCGATCTCCTCGCCGTCTGGTCCACGAATAACGGCGACACGCGCAAGGCATCAATGAGCCTGCTGCTGTCGTTCATGCAGGCCAACCTGGCGCTGCCGGGATCGCTGGCGACGCAGTACGCGGCACCGAGCGCCACCGGGTTCTCGGTCACTGTATCTGCCGCCAAAACTTGGCTGCTGCTGACCCCGACCGGCGCCTTCGCGGCTGGCACCATCGTGCTGCCTTCGGCCCCGACTGACAAGTCAGAGGTGAGCGTCAACTGCACGCAGATCGTCAGCGCGCTGACCGTGTCGGGTGCAGGTCGGACTGTCACCGGCGCACCGACTGCGCTCACCGCCAACGGCTTCTTCACCATGCGCTTCGATGCGGCAACCAACGCCTGGTATCGGGTATAACCTCATGATGATCCCCTTGCTGAGCGGAATTTTTACCGACAGCACGCCCGACTTTCGGACGGGCTATCCTGTCAACCTTGTGCCTGTGCCGAAATCCACGGGCATCTCGGAGGGCTATCTTCGCCCGGCAGAGGGCATCGTCAAAACGGGTGACGGGCCAGGATCAAACCGTGGCGGCCTGAACTGGAACGGCGTGCTGTACCGCGTGATGGGAACCAAGCTGGTGACTGTCGCGCAGAACGGCACGGTCACTGTGATCGGCGACGTGGGCAGCGGTGGCCGCGTGACGATGACCTACAGCTTCACATATCTGGCAGTCACGTCAGGCGGGCGCCTGTATCTTTACGACGGCACAACGCTGACGCAGGTGACAGACCCGGACCTTGGCACGGCTCTGACGGTCATCTGGATCGACGGCTACTTCATGACAACCGACGGCGCGTTCTTGGTTGTCACTGAACTGAACAACCCCTTCGCCGTCGATCCTCTGAAGTATGGATCATCCGAAGCAGACCCTGACCCGGTGAAGGCACTGCTGAAGCTGCGCAATGAGGTCTACGCGCTGAACCGCCACACCATCGAGGTGTTCGACAACACTGGCACAGCGGGCTTTCCGTTTCAGCGGATCGTTGGCGCGCAGATGCAGAAAGGCACGCTCGGAACTTATACCTGCTGCGTCTTCGGCGAGAACATCGCCTTCATGGGCAGCGGAACCAACGAGAACATCTCGATTTACCTCGGGAACAACGGCACGGTGCAGAAGATCGCCACGCGCGAGATCGAGGAAATACTTGCGGGATACACCGAGACCCAACTTGCCGGCTCGTTCATGCAGGAGCGTACCGAGGGCGCGCACCAGTTCTTGGACATCCACCTGCCGGATCAGACCATCGTGTTTGATGCCGCCGGATCGCAAGCTGTCGGGCAGCCTGTCTGGTTTTTCCTGCGCACGTCGCTGGTCGGTCTCGGCCAGTGGGCCGTGAGCGATGCGATCTGGGCCTATGATCGTTGGAACGTCGGCAAGCCTGACGACACCGACGTGGGTTATCTGGACAAGAGCATTGCCACGCACTGGGGCCAGATCGTTGGCTGGGAGTTTGGCACGGCTATCGTTTACAACGAAGGGCGCGGGGCGATCTTTCATGAGATGGAATTGGTCAGCCTGACGGGTCGCGTGCAGCCGGGCGCCGATCCGACCGTGTGGACATCGTACTCTCTTGATGGTCTGACCTACAGCGTCGAGAAGCCGGCGCGCGTTGGCAAGCTGGGCGAATACAACAAGCGCGTGGTCTGGCTTCAGCAGGGCCACATGCGCAACTGGCGTTTGCAGAAGTTCCGTGGCACCAGTGAGGCGCAGCTTGCAATGGCACGGCTGGAGGCGCGGGTAGAACCGCTGGCGTTCTGATGGCAGATCCGACCCCGCTGAACCGCAACCAGATCGCCGCCTTTGTCGGCAATGACCCAGACGCCATCCGCGCTATTGAGCGGCTGTTCAAGGTCGCTGGGCAGTTGACTCCTGAGCAAATCGCCATCCTGGTCCAGTTGATCCTGGACAACAGCTACGCCACAGGATCGGCTGACAACAAAGCCGAGGTGGCCATTGCTGAGGCGCTTGCGGCGGCCAAGTTCGTTCTTGATGCAGCTTATGCTGCAAGCGCAGCAGACAACAAAGCCGAGGTGGCATTGGCCGGCGCAACGGCTGCGGAAATGCTGGCCGATCTTCTTGCCAAGGGGCCTCTGTCTGACGCACATAATTTCGTCCAGACTGATTATGTTGACTTAAACATCAACAGCCCTGTTTCGCTTTCCAAGCCAGGTCGCGTTTATTGGAACCGCGATGACGGCACGATGGACATGGGCCTTTATGGTAGCAGCGTTCTTCAGGTCGGGCAGGAACTTCATTTTTATTCCAAGAATACTTCTGGCGCCCTTATCGCAAAGGGGACGCCGGTGATGTTTACCGGCACTGTTGGTTCGTCTGGCAAGCTGACCTTTGGCCTTGCCGTTGCAGATGGCTCGGTCTTGTCAGATTACATGATGGGCGTTACGGACCAAGACATCGCTGACAATAGCTTTGGTTATGTCATCAGCTTCGGTCTTCTGCGCGGCTTCAACACGACCGGCACGCCTTATGGTGAAACCTGGGCTGACGGTGATCTGCTTTATTTCGACCCAGCCACCGCAGGTACGTGGACCAATGTGCGACCCGCTGCGCCAAACATTGACGTGCCGGTGGCTGTTGTTGTCAAGGCCGGAACTGGCGGCAGCGGGTCGATCTTCGTCCGCATGAAGATCAGCGAGAGCCTGAACAACCTTCAGGACGTTTACATCAACGGCACAGGCACGCCGCTGGCTGGTGAGGTTTTGATCTACGACGCAACGCAGGCCCGGTGGGAAAATCACCACATCACGCCTGGCTCGAACATCACGATCACCAACGGCGACGGCTCTATTTCGATTGCCGTGTCTGGCCTCGGAAGCATGGCCTTCCAAAACTCGAACAGCGTTTCGATCACGGGCGGCACCATCGACGGCACTGCTATCGGTGGTTCTTCTGCTGCTGCCGGGACGTTTACCACGGTGACTGCTTCGGGCGACGTGACCATTGCCGACAAGATCGTGCATTCGGGTGACACGAACACCGCCATTCGCTTCCCTTCGGTTGATACGGTGACTGTGGAGACTAGCGGGACTGAAAGGCTGCGGGTGACTTCTGCGGGTGATGTTGGGATTGGGACTGGTTCCACAGTGTCGGCGGCACTTCACGTCAACTCAGGTGCAGCAAACCTTGCTGGTCTTTTTGAAAGCACGGACGCTGGTGCTTTGATTACCCTCATTGACAACTCCACCACTGGAGGCAGTTCTGCCGCACACGGGTTGAACACCCTTGGGGATGAACTTGAAGTCCGCGCTGTAAGCACTTTGGCTTTTGAAACTGCTGCTACTGAACGCATGAGGATCACCTCAGCGGGCTTGATTGGTATCGGCACAGCATCTCCCGCAGCCCAGCTCCACGTCGCAGGCACCACCAACAACACGGCCCAGTTCACCGCCTCTATTACTGGCACCACTATGGATGTCACGGCAGTGGCCTCTGGTACGCTGAATGTTGGCGATAGCGTCTATGCTGGGCCTGTATCTCCGATCACCAAGATTACCGCCTTGGGTACTGGTACGGGTGGGACCGGAACCTACACTGTCAGCGTTTCTCAGACTGTAGCCTCCGCGACCCTGTTCACTGGCTCTGGCACTGCTGCTAGAATCAGAATTTCCGATACGGACACTGGCGCTCAAGGTGGTCAGCCGCAAGGAACCATTGAGTTCTTTGGATCAGATAGCAGCACTCCGGGAGCTGGTGTTGGTGCTTATATCTCTGCCATAGCAGAAGACGGCACACCTGACACTGCTCTGACATTTGGCACCCGTGATGATGCTGGCGGCGGCGTTGACGCTAATGAACGCATGAGGATCACCTCTTCGGGCAACGTGGGGATTGGAAACATCGCGCCTGTTGTCCCGCTGCACGTCTCTGGTGCAACCATGGCCACGGGTGTCATCTACCGGAACCAGCCAGCACAGACATCCAAGGCCGCGGCAGCAACGCTGACCATCGCGGAACTGCTGACAGGGATCATCCAGTATACGGGCGCAGCCAACACCCTGACACTGCCTACTGGCACAAACATTGAAGGCGGTCTCCCCGCCACCTTCCCGACGAACATGTCCTTCGACGTGTCTGTCATCAATACGGGTTCTGGCACGGCGACAATTGCAGCGAACGGCAACACGACTGTCGGAGCTTTGACTGTCGCAGCGGCAGCATCTGGCCTATTCAGGTTCCGCAAGACCGCAGCTAATACTTACACCGTTTACCGCATCTCATAAGGAGGCCGACATGGCAGTGACACCAAAGGTTCTGATCCCGGCCAAGCAGGCTGAGAACTCGCAGACTACGCAATACACCGCCACGGCGGTCAAGGCGATCATCGACAAGTTCACCGTCACCAACACCAGCGCTGGCAACGTCACGCTGTCGGTGAATCTTGTGACCTCTGGCGGTCCTGCCGGGGCCAGCAACTTGATCTTGGACACCCGCACAATTGCGCCTGACGAGACCTACACCTGCCCTGAGTTGGTGGGTCATGTTCTCGAGGCTGGCGGCTTCATCTCGACGCTGGCGTCTGCCGCCACGTCGCTCACAATTCGTTGCTCAGGTCGGGAGATCTCCTAATGGACTATGAAGAAATCGAGTTCGGCCTGCCGAAGATGAAGATCGCCAGCGCAGCCGACAACAAGAAGAACAAGCAGGTGGCGATTGATAGCTGGCAGTTCGGCCCGGCAGACCCGTCGCTTGATCCGAAGGCGAACAAGCCGTTCTGGGCTGGGCTGGCGAAGGCCTGGGACATGAACGAGAAGGAAGCCCGCCGCCGCATGTGCCTCAACTGCGAATACTTCTGCGTTGACCCGATGATGCAGGCCATGATGGAAAGCATCCCGGTGACGGACTATGACGCCTCTGGCGGTGGTCGCGGATACTGC